GGATTGGATTTGACGAACTTACTCAATGGCCTACACCTTACGCTTGGGATTATATGAGGTCACGTCTTCGTAGCGCTTACGGTAAACAACTAGGGCTATACATGAGGGCTACAACAAACCCAGGTGGCGCTGGACATGCTTGGGTAAAAAAGATGTTTATAGATCCTGCCCCTGCAGGTAAAGAGTTCTGGGCTACAGATATTGAATCAAGTAAAACAATTACATACCCTAAAGGACATAGCAAGGAAGGCCAGCCTTTATTTAAGCGTAGGTTTATTCCTGCGTCACTCTTCGATAATCCATACCTTGCCGAAGAGGGTGACTATGAAGCCATGCTCTTATCACTACCAGAGCATCAGAGGAAGCAACTCCTCGAAGGTAACTGGGACATCAACGAAGGAGCAGCATTCCCAGAGTTCGACAGAGCAAAACACGTTATCGAACACTTTGAAATTCCTCAATCGTGGGCGAGGTTTCGTGCTTGCGATTATGGGTATGGTAGTTATACTGGAGTTCTTTGGTTTACTGTGGCTCCTGATGAGCAGCTTATAGTATACAGAGAAATGTATGTCTCTAAGGTTACAGCTACAGACTTAGCTGATATGATACTAGAGGCAGAAGCTAAAGACGGTGGAATGAGATACGGTGTGCTTGATAGTTCTTTGTGGCACAACCGAGGCGATACTGGACCATCATTAGCAGAGCAGATGAATATGAAAGGGTGTCGATGGCGTCCTTCTGATCGCTCAAGAGGTTCACGTATCGCAGGTAAAAACGAAATACATAGACGTTTAAAGGTAGATGATTTTACTGAAAAGCCTATGTTAGTATTTATGAATAACTGTGTAAACACTATTGCACAAATACCAAGCATCCCACTGGACAAAAAGAATCCAGAAGATGTAGACACCAAAGCAGAAGACCACTTGTATGATGCATTAAGATATGGTATAATGACTAGACCAAGAAGCAGCATATGGGATTACAACCCTGCTAAACAGAGAACAGGATTCCAAGCTAGTGACGCAACGTTCGGATACTGATGTAATACAAACTTGCCCTAAGTGCGAGGTAACTTACAATACGAATATGTGGAACACTACATGTCCTAATTGCGAAGAGCAAGCTGCTTTTAACAACGGACCTTGGAGAAAAAATAAATGAAAGCTTTTGTATTAGTAATAAGTATATGGGGAAACAACGGAACTGATTGGGTCTATACAGGCAACCAGTATATAATGCAAGAGATGTTTACAGAAGAGCAGTGTTTGAATATGGCTGATTCTTCTAATTGGAACAAGTTCCGAAACAACCCATACTACGACATACAACTAGATTGTTTTAACAAGGAAGAATATAATGGCTGAACAGGAAGAAATGTTTGAAACAGCGGATGTTGTGGCAGCAGAAGACGCACTTGATTCTATATTTAAAGAAAAAGGAAGTGTGGTTAGTTTTGTAAAAGACCGTTACAAAAGATCAGAAGATTCTAGATATGCTGATGAACAACGTTGGCTAAAAGCATATCGTAACTATAGAGGATTGTATGGTTCAGATGTGCAGTTTACTGACACGGAAAAGTCACGTGTATTTGTAAAGGTAACAAAGACAAAAACACTAGCAGCTTACGGACAGATAGTGGATGTGTTGTTTGGTAATAACAAGTTCCCCTTGTCTGTAAATCCTTCTGTTCTACCTGATGGTGTAGCAGAATCTGTACACATAAATGTAGACCCTAATGCAGAGAATGCAATGGGTGCTATCAGTGATGCTATGGGATCAACACCACCAAAGCCATACCTAATAGATGGTGACACTACTCTAGAGCCAGGAGAAACACTTGTTGATCTACAGGCAAGATTAGCTGGTATGGAAGATAAGCTTGCTCCTGTTAGTGAGAAGATAATAGAAGGTGATGGCACTACAGGAACTACAGTTACATTTCATCCTGCTATGGTTGCAGCCAAGAAGATGGAAAAGAAAATCCATGATCAGTTGCAGGAGTCTGGTGCTACTACACATCTAAGAAGCATGGCATTTGAAATGGCACTACTAGGTACTGGTGTTATGAAAGGTGCATTCGCTGTAGACAAAGAGTATCCTAACTGGAATGAAGACGGTGAGTATGACCCTGTCATAAAAACTGTTCCAGAGTGTGATCACGTAAGCATATGGGATTTCTATCCAGACCCTGAAGCCAAAGCTATGGATGATGCAGAGTATGTTGTACAAAGACACAAGATGTCACGTACTCAACTACGTAAGCTAAAAACACGTCCATACTTTATGGATGACTCTGTACAACTAGCTATAGACAAAGGCCCAGACTACACACAGAAGTACTGGGAAATGACTATGGAAGACGATGACACTCAGCCAACATCAGAGCGCTGGGAAGTGTTAGAGTTCTGGGGTTACGTAGATACAAAGCTACTAGAAGAACATGGTGTAGATATACCTAGTGAGCTTAGTGACTTAGATGAAGTTAACTGTAATGTTTGGATAAGTAACGGAGAAGTATTACGCTTTGTGCTAAATCCATTTAAGCCTACACGCATACCGTACTATGCTGTACCATATGAGCATAACCCATACTCTTTCTTTGGTGTTGGTATTGCTGAAAACATGGATGATACACAGACATTAATGAATGGCTTTATGCGTATGGCTATTGATAATGCTGCACTGTCTGGCAATCTTATCATAGAAGTAGATGAAACTAATTTAGTTCCTGGTCAAGATCTATCTGTGTATCCAGGTAAGGTATTTCGTAGACAAGGTGGCGCTCCAGGTCAAGCTATCTTCGGTACTAAGTTCCCTAATGTAGCAGGGGAAAACATGCAACTATTTGATAAAGCAAGGGTTTTAGCAGATGAGTCAACGGGATTCCCATCATTCGCACACGGACAAACAGGTGTTAGTGGTGTTGGTCGCACTGCTTCTGGTATTAGTATGCTTATGTCTGCTGCCAACGGAAGTATCAGAACGGTTGTTAAGAATGTGGACGACTACTTAATTAGACCATTAGGTAAAGCATTCTTTGCATTTAACATGCAGTTTGACTTTGATGATGACATACGTGGTGATCTAGAAGTACACGCATCAGGCACAGAAAGCTTGATGGCTAACGAAGTACGTAGTCAACGCTTGATGCAGTTCTTGCAAGTTGCACAAAATCCAGTACTTGCACCTTTTGCAAAAATGGATTATATTATACGTGAGATTGCAAAGAGTATGGACTTAGATCCTGACAAGGTTACTAACTCTATGGGTGATGCAGCTATACAGGCTGAAATACTAAAAGGCTTTCAAGCTCCTGTACAACAACCAGCAGGACCAGAAGGTCAGGGTGTACAGGACGTAGCCGATACATCTGGAGGTGGAGGTTCACAAATAGGAGTGGGTACAGCACCACTACCAGAAGAACAAGGATTTACAGGTAATGCACCTCAAGCAGTTGGTCAATGATACAGAATGTTACGAACAGTTTCAACAACATATAGATGAACTAATAAGTATGAGACAACGTGCGTTAGAAACAGCAAGTGAGCCGCATGTTATACACAGACAACAGGGTGCGATAGACGTGCTTAGAAAGTTAAAATTACTGAGGGAGACAGTCAATAATGGCACTTGAACAACAAATGGAAATGAACTTTGGTAATGTACCTGACAATACAATAGGAGTAGATCCTGTTTCTGGTAATGAAATACCCCTTGGTTCAAATGCAGAAAACGTAAGAGATGACATACCAGCCAACCTCAGTGAGGGTGAGATAGTTATTCCTGCTGATGTAGTAAACTTTCATGGTGTAAAACTATTTGAAGACTTACGTGCTGAGGCTAAGATGGGCTATGCTCAGATGGCACAAGATGGACGTATGGGTGGAGAACCCATGATGGATGAAGATATGGACATCGAAATAACTATAGAAGATCTAGATGTTATGGATGATGAAGAGCCTGTAGCTATGTCTGAAGGTGGTATGAATGTTGAACGAGGCCGTGGCAGTATATATAAAAGCTATTCCGCACCTGGAACTAGAAAACCTCCAACTGTAAGAGACATAAGAGGAGGATCTCTTACTGGAAGAAAACGCAAACCACCAGTTAAACCAGCAGTTAAACCAGCAGCCCCCACACCAGCCCCAACTAATGTAGCAGCAGTTGATCCTAATGCTGGAATGAGCAGTGCAGATTATTTAAAAAGCAATGTTGGCAAAGGAGGAGACAGCTTTACAGGACCAGGAGTAGAAGTTGCTGGTCTTAATAATATACCTGCTGGTATGAGCATAGCCCAATACACAGGTTTTGCTGATTTCAATACTATGGATGATAATATAGAAAAGAGAGTAAAGAAGAAAGATGATGAGCCTTTTTTTACAACTAACCCTGATGGAAAAAATAGGTATGAAGAATATATAGCTCCTAATTTAGGTAAACTTAACCCTTTTAATTATTTTGACGAAGGCGGCCTTGTAAATCCAGAACCGTTCTACTCTCAGAAGGGTGGCTTTGATCTGTCTAGTGTAAACACTGCTGTAGTTGAATACATGAATGACGAGGGCCATAGAATATTTATAACCTTTGTGGACGGTGTACCTCAGATGGAAATACCTGAAGGTTACTACCCAGCAGGTGATGCAGTTTCCATAGACGATGTTGTTAACTACACTATACCTACTATGGACGGTATATCTTCTGAGCCTGTACAGTCATCATCTAGTAAAAGAGATAAACCTTCTACACCAGCGCCTACACCTATAAACTATAAAGAGTTATCTTTAGAAGAACTAAAAGCTATGATTGCTGATCAGAGAACTATGGGAAGCAAAATATTTGCTGGGTTAAGTCCTATTACTAAACTAATAATGTGGGATAAAACAAGAAGAACCAAAGCTGAAATAGAAAGAAGAATAGCTGATCCTGCTACTTCTGAAGTAGATAAGATGAGGCTAAATAGTTTATTAGAGTTGATAAATAGAGAAGAGCCTGGTTTAGTTAAAACTTTATTAGACAAAGTTCAGGGCAAAGAGTTTGAGAGAATTGTATCTCAGATACCTACGCCAGTTAGACCTGATGTAGATTATAGTGATCCTACGCTAGCTCCAAATCAGAACATAGCACAACCTTACACACCTGATCCACAAGAGTCTAGTCAAATGCAGCTAACAGGTTTTGAAGGTATGGGGCCATCACCAGATGAAGGACAACCTATAACAACTCCAGGTGTAGATGCCGAGATTCCAGGTGTACCTTTAACTAGAGCGCAAATAGAAGCTGCCAAACAAATAGCTAAAGAAGCTGCAGCTAATGCGTTTTCTAAACCAGAAGAAGAACCTGAACCGCAACCTGCACCACAAACTCAAGTACAGCAAATGCGTACTACTCAACAAGACAACAAAGAAAAGAAAAAACAAAAAGCCAGGGATAGATCAAAAGCTTTTTCTCTAGCTTCAAAAAAGACTGGCGACAGTATAGCAAAAATTGGTAGAACAGTTGCACCTTCCAATGAAAGAACAAACATTGACTATGGCGATCCAAGAAGAGGCATGATGAGTAAAGGAGGCATGGTCAAAAAGAAGAAAAGTAAAAATAAAAAATCCAAATAACTATAAGGCCACTCGGCTTCGGCTGACCCCAACATAAGGAGAAAACAAATGGCTACTAATGAAACAGCTAAACCTAATCCAATGGTAAAACCTGAAATACCAAGAGTATTAATGGGCAGAGGTGGATACCTAAGTAATGAAGAACGCATAAAGAAAGATGAAGAAGAGCTTCTAGCTATGAAGAAAGAAGCACTCCGAGCTAAAGGAATTGAACCAGATGAAGAAAGTTCTGAAGATCAACCCAGTAGCGAAGAGCCTGAAGCTGAACCAGTACAGGCAGAGAGTGATACCAAACAAGAAGAAAAACCAGAAGCCAAAGCACAAGAAGACGATGACTTAGGTGCTGAGGAGAAGAACTTCAAGAAACGCTATGGTGATTTGCGTAGACACTCACAAAAGAAAGAAGAAGAGTTTAACGCAAAGATAGAAGCACTACAAAAACAGTTAGAAAAAGCATCCAAACAAGAACTTGTTCTACCTAAATCAGACGAAGAGCTAGAGGCTTGGACTAAAGAATACCCTGACGTAGCAAGCATTATAGAAACTATTGCTGATAAAAAATCTAAGAATGCTGCTAAAGAGTTAGAAACTCGTATGGAAGAATTAGAAGAGCTTCGTTTAAATGCCACTCGTGATAAAGCAGAAGCAGAACTTGTTAAGATGCATCCTGACTTTATTGAAATAAGGCAAGATGATTCCTTTCATACATGGGCAGAAGATCAACCTAAGTGGGTACAAGATGCTCTTTACGAAAATGTTGATGATGCAAAATCTGTAGCACGTGTGATAGATTTATACAAAGTAGATAAAGGTATTACAAACAAGAAGAAAGCTAAACCTGCAGAAAAGGCAGCAGCATCTTCTATAAAAACAAAAAGCGCAGCAGCCCCTGAGCCAGATGAATCAGCTAATATGGTTCGTGAGTCTGAGGTAGCTGCTATGTCTATTAAAGAATACGAGAAGCGTCAAGAAGAAATATTAGACGCCCAACGTAACGGAAGATTTATTTATGATATGTCAAGATAACAGTTGACATTTTTAATATCGTAGATAAAACTATAGCATATACACAACAATAGTGTGTATGCTTTAATCAAGCACTAGCCACACAAAGACCTACCTCTAAGTATAGGCCCAGCGCAGATAGGGCGGCCACCCTTGAAGCATAGCTGACTACCCTAAAACTAAGAGCCTCTTCATCGTGGGTATGTAGTGTTACTTCAACGCCATATCTATAAAGGAGATTATTATGATAGGATTGGCATCAGGCAAGAGTGGATTTAACGGCAATTTCAGCCCGATAATGTACTCAAAACAAGCGCAGATTGCTCTACGTAGAGCGTCTGTAATTAGTGCAATCACAAACAACTCCTACTTCGGAGAGATTGCAAATCAAGGTGATGTTGTACGCATCCAAAAAGAGCCAGACGTAACAGTCAACGCTCTTGAGCGTAAAACAGCAATCAGCATAGAAGACCTAGACGATCAGGACTTCCAGTTAACCATTGACAAAGCTAACTATTTTGCTTTCAAAATGGATGACATCGAAGACCAGTTCTCACATGTGGACTTCGTTAGCCTAGCTGCAGACAGAGCAGCATACAAAATGGCTGATGCTATTGATGTAGATGTACTCGCATACATGTGTGGTACAGTGTCATCAACTGGTCAGTATGATACAAACGTATCAGGTTCTGCACAGCACCCAACAGCAGGTGAACTAGATGGTGAATTTTTGAAAGTTAACCACCTAGATATGTCTGACATGACTAACATCTCAACTTCAGCTTCATCAGGTACAACTGGTGACTCTATCCCTCTAGCACCTAGACTACCAGGAGCAACTTCAAAGGGAACCACAACAGCCTCACCATTGCAGCTTATTGCAAGAATGGCTCGTCAGATGGACACAGGAGATGTTGACTCACGTGGACGTTACTTAGTTGTTGATCCAATCTTCATGGAAATGTTGAAAGACGAAGACTCACGTCTTCTAAATTCAGACTTCGGTGGATCAGGTCTACAAAATGGCTTGGTTGCAAACAACATTCACGGCATGAAAGTGTATGTTTCAAACAACCTACCAAAAGACGGTACTGGACCAGGAACTTCTGGCACAACTGCACAAGATGATAACTTCGGTTTAATCTTAGCAGGTCAGGAAGAAGCTGTGGCCTCTGCAGAGCAGATCAACAAAGTTGAGAACTACAGAGATCCAGACTCTTTCGCAGACATCGTACGTGGTATGCACCTTTACGGACGTAAAATCTTACGCCCACAAGCATTGGTGACAGCACGTTACAACGCTGCCTAATCAAGTTAAACTTAGAGGCTGGCTAACGCTGGCCTCTTCGTGCATTTAACATAAGGACATTCTCATGGGTACTATTACTACAGCAATGTGCAACAGCTTCAAGCAAGAGCTACTTGGGGGTGTTCACGACTTAGACACACATACGTTGAAACTAGCTTTAATTAAGCCATCCCCTACAGGTTCATACGGTGCAGCTACAACTAACTACTCTGACATTACAGGCAACTCAGATGAGGCTACAGGTACGAACTACAGTGCAGGGGGGCAAGAACTAGATTCGGCTTCAATTACATTATCGGGAACTACGGCATTTGTAGATTTTGCAGATGAGGTATTTTCCAACTTGACTATATCGGCTGGTGGGGCTATCATATATAACACTTCAGCCAGTAATAAAGCAATAGCTATATTCGCTTTTAGTTCTACAGTATCTTCTACTGCAGGTGACTTTACGGTAATCTTTCCTACTGCAGATGCATCCAACGCAGTCATACGTATAACCTAAAGGTAATCAAATGGCATTAGTACTAAAAGACAGAGTACGAGAAACTACCACCACTACAGGCACAGGAGCTTTGACTCTTGCTGGCGCTACTGCAACGTTTGATACCTTTGCTTCTGTTATGTCTACGAATGACACTACTTACTATGCAATAGTACATGAAGGTGGTGCAGATGAATGGGAAGTAGGACTAGGAACATATAGCGGAACCAACACACTGACACGTACAACAGTACTGTCTAGCTCAAACAGTGGATCAGCAACAAACTTTTCAGCAGGAAGTAAATTTGTATTCATAACTTTACCTGCAAGCGTTGCTGCTCACCTTGATCCTGCATCAGGGGATCACGATTTAGCATCTATAATTACTTTAGGTAATCACGACACGGATAATCTTTCTGAAGGGTCTTCTAACTTGTACTACACTAACGCTAGGGTTGATGCTAGGATAGCGGCAAACCCAGCAGGTGATCCAGCAGGAACCGCTGTTGCAATGGCGATAGCTTTAGGATAATATTATGGCAAACACATTTCTTAGAAAGACTTCTCGTAGTATAGGGACATCGGCAACGACTGTAGGAAGTTACACGGTTGGTAGTTCGACACAGACAACCATAATAGGTTTGTCTTGTTCTAACAGAACTGCTGCAGCTATAACAGTCGATGTAGTACACAGCGATGGTTCTAACGAAACATTCTTAGTTAAAACAGCTACGGTTCCTAGTGGAGGCTCACTTGTTGTTGTGGGAGGTGATCAAAAGGTTGTCTTGCAAACAGGCGATAGCATTAAGGTAACATCAAGTGCAGCCTCCTCTTGTGATGTAATGATGAGTATACTGGAGATTACCTAATGGGTAAGTCGCATGATTTAGCAACTGCTGCTGCTGGTTTTACTTTCTCTGGAACACTAAACGCTAGTTCTGGATTAACTACTCCTGCTGGACACGTTATTCAAGTCGTTCAAGGAACAAATAACACCCAACAAGTCATTGCTGTTGGTGGTAATGATAACAGCAATTTTACAGACATAAATTTATCACTTTCAATAACGCCATCTTCAACATCCAGTAAAATCTACCTAATGGCACAAGTTAGCGTTGGTCAAGCTGGCGATGGTTATAATAACTCTTTAGGTCTTTTTAGGGATACTACAATAATAGGAGCAGGTTTAACTAGTGGAATTGACACTTATGCTGTTAATGTTGGATGGAGAGCATATAGTGTACACGCTGTTAGTTCCTTGCCTATAAACTTTTTAGACAGTCCTTCCACAACAAGTTCCATAACATATTCCGTAAAATGTAATGCAAATGGTGGTACTAGTTATCCTTCTTACATAAACAGGTCTGCCAATGGTTCTACTTTTGGAGGAAATACAAGTAGTACATTAATAGCGATGGAGATAGCATAGTAATGGCATACATCGGACAAAGCATATCAGAAGGCATAAGAAGAATACATACTTATACAGCTACTGCTGGACAAACTACATTTAGTGCTGTATACTTTGGCTCATCATTCATAGACGTATATCAAAACGGAGTGCTTCTTTCTCCAGAAGACTATACGGCTACTTCAGGGAGTACCGTGGTGTTAGACACAGCAGCAGCATTAAACGATGAGATAGCTATAGTATGTCACAATATCTTTAGTGTAGCAGATGCGCCATCTCTTTCTAGCGGTGGTACATTTAGTAGCAGCATTAGAGCGCCAATATACGATACAACAAACAACACAATGAAGACAGCTTTGTTTCAAACTAATGAGAGTACTATGGCTACAGATGCAACTATACCAAGCACACTCAATGCCAGTTGTAACGGACCTCTGACTATTTCAAGTAATGTGACATTGACCATAGAAGGGAACTTAACAATACTATGAGTACGTTACATGTAGAAAATCTAAAGGGGCCAACAACAGGCGCTAATGCTAATAAGATTATTGTACCTAGTGGACAAACTCTTGTTGCGCCTGAAGCTGTGGTTAAACGCTCAAGAGTTTTTTTGAACAATGCGGAAAGCACTACTAGCACTTCATTTACTGATGCTGCTGGTGGGTCTATTAATTTTGCCTGTGACTTTAGTGACAGCACTGTATACGTCTACGTTCAGATAATGGCTTCAGGTAAAGGTTCAGTGCGGATAATGGCCGATGCAACGGATATTACTAATGTGACAAGCAGTTTTATGTGGTATTCGTCTGCTAGTCAGACTAGTGCATTCAGTGGTTCTCCTCGTCAAATAGCTAGTTGGATCGAAATACACGAGCCAAGTTCTACAAGCAGTATAACTTATAAGCTTCAGTATAGATCGCACAGCAATAATAATGCCAACGCCTTTGGTATTAACGAGCTTTTTGCTAATTCAAATTGGTCATACATAGAGTGTGTGGAGATAAAAGCATGAGCATCCTGAAGGTAGATACCATAAACGAAAAGACTTCGGGTAATAGGGTGCAGATTCCTGGACACGTTATTCAAGTAAAGCAAACTGTTCTTGCCGACACTTTTAGTACAACAGTAGGTCCAAACTTTACTGAAGTAACTGACTTTAGAACACTTATAACTCCAACGTCTACAAGTAGCAAAATACTTATTTATGCAGATCTATCTGTAGGACAACATTATTATCAAGCAAGAGGTAGACTACTAAGAGACTCAACTCCTATAGGTTTGGGAAATCAACGTGGTAGTAATAGAAAAAGAGTTACTTGGAATACAGTTCATTATGGTGGCTCTGCACCTGGAACTAGTACAAACTTTTTTAATCAGGTAAGTTTTTCTTTTTTAGACAGTCCTGCTACTACAAACGAGATTACATATAGTATGGATATGGGAGGCTATAACACAACTTATGCTGTTTATTTAAACAGATCACATACTGATACTGATGGTGCAAGCTATAATGGGACGCCCCAATCTACCCTAACACTTATGGAGATAGCACAATGAGTTCTATCTTAAAAGTTGATAATCTACAAACTGGTGCAGGTGCTACGCATTCTCTCAGCAGTTTAGGCGTAACTGGCACAGGAACTGTGCTTCAAGAGATATATGGGTTTTGTGATGGTAGAACAGTATCAGGAATTACATTTGGTGATGTCGATTCTGTTCAAGGTTTAACAACTTCTTATGCAGACATTACTGGTTCAACTGTTGCATATACTCCACCAACAGGGACAAAAACGGTTGTATATACATTTAGTTTTAACTTTCATACAGATGCACTCTCAGGTATAAGTCATTATAAGTTGTTTATAGATGGTACTGAGGTTACGTTAGCTAGAAGAACATTAGCCTCAGCTTATGACGGAAATCATCAGGCAACTTTAAAGATGTATTTTGATTATCCTATATTGATTGACAGCAGTCTTGCTGCTGATGATATCGCCAATGCTAAACTTAAATCTTGGACATCAGCTAAAACTATAAAGATGCAAGGAAGAGAATACGCTGGCTCTTATCAAGCCTCATTACACAAAAATAGTTGGTGGGATGGCAGTGGCGCAAGTGGCACAAATAACGTAAGCATACCAACACTTTCAATAAAAGCTATGGCATAGGAGATAAAAATGACAGACGTAGCTAACGCCCTAACAGAATTAGGCGTAAAAGAATGGGTTCTCCGAGGAGATCCTACAAACGAAACTGAGTTTAACGCTATGTTTCGCAAAGTAACAGGGACAGACTCTAATGGTTCGGCTATTGAGAGTTCTGATCCTAAAGACTTTGGTACAACTTGGTCTGCAGTTAAAGCTAAAAAAGATGAGCTTGTAGCAGCAGAACCAATGAAAGAACTAAGAGAAGAACGTGATAGACGCTTGGCAGAAACAGACTGGTGGGCATCAAGTGATCTTACCATGAGTTCTGAGCGTACAGCCTACAGAAAAGCTTTACGTGATCTACCTGCTAACCAGTCTCCCACTGTAGATAGTGAGGGCAGACTCAAAGACGTAACGTGGCCTACTAAACCATCATAGGAAAATAAATGCCATACATTGGAACACAACCTCAAGACACTAGATCCTTCGCAAGGTCTGTCTTTGAGTATACAGCTACACAAGGTCAAACAGCTTTTACAGGTGCTGATGATAACAGTAAGACATTAGGTTTTACTGGTAGAGAGTTTCAGGTGTTTGTAAATGGCGTACTCATGGATGATAGTGACTTTACCGCAAGTAACAGTAACACTATAACCTTAGCCTCTGCAGCTAACTTAAACGATGTTGTTACTATTATAGTTGTGGCAAAGGACATACCTATAGCTGACTTTGTACCCTCTGGTGGTGATGGCACATTTACTGGTAGCATCACACACAGTGGCAGCATCACACATAGTGGCACTGTAAAAGGCTCAGGCGTTGGTATGTTTAGAAGAAACGATCAAACACTAAGTACTAACGTAACAATATTAGCTACAGAAAATTCCGTTGTAGGTGGACCAATCACGGTGGCATCAGGAGTAACATTGACTGTAGCAACAGGGGGGAACTTGTCAGTTGTCTAATATACGAGCAACAACTATTAGTGACGAAACAGGTAACGGTCCTATTGCTTTGACTAAGCAACACGCTGCAAAGGCTTGGACTTCAGACGAAACACTACGAGCAGAATCTCCTGGTGCTTGGGTAGGAGATTCATTTGGTGTCTCTTCAATAACAGATAACGGAACAGGACTGTGCTACATAAATTTTATAACCGCATTTGCAAATACAGGTTTCTGTTCTAATGGAAATGCATCAGGCTATTCTGCAAATGATATTGTAACCGTAAAATACGGTAGTATGACTTCATCAAGAGATGATGTTTATATTTACGATGGTGCATATAAAGACAGTCCTTTTTGTTACACTGTCCACGGAGACTTAGCATGAGTACGATAACGGTCACCAACATCAAAGCCACAGGTGAAACAGCTAGTCGTGCAGTGTCAGGTATTGTTGCGGCTGATATTAGGTTTGCATGTGATACTGCAACTATCAATGCAAGTAACAATGTCTCGACAATAACAGATAATGGTGTTGGCGACTTCAGTATTAATTTTGCTAACAACTTTAATGACACAGCATATGGTCATACCGCAGGTACTAGTAGAGGTGCATTTAACACAAGTGTAATAATAAACTTTGAGGGTAGAGACGATTCAGCAATTACTGCTTCTCATACAACGAGTTCTTTTAGAGGAGAAGCTGCTTATGTAAACAGCTCCACAAACAGAACAAACCTCGATATTCAAAGAGTATCAGCTACCTTTCACGGAGACTTAGCATGAGTACTCTGACTATATCTAACCTCAACGATGGCACAACAACTGTACCGACTACGTTTGTTACCAATGGGTCTGCAAAGGCTTGGTTTAATTACAATCATCAAACACCTGCTATACAGGATAGTGTCAATATAAGCTCCATAAGTGATGATGGTAGTGGTCTTTTCACAAACACTTTTGTTACCAGTATGTCTAATGCTTTTTGGGCTGCTGGTGCTATTTGTAGAAACAATAGACATCAATGGAATGATGACACTGGTGCAGCTACAGGAAGGCAGTGGAGAGCAGCAAATTCTGGTAATACTGCTACTGACAGTCTTGACTTTACAGCTTCTATTCACGGAGACCTAGCATGAAGCATGAACACCTATGGGTTAGACTAGCAGAAGCTAAGGCAGTACTAGAGCCAGTGCAATCCAAGTATCGTGTGCTATTCGAAGACCCTAGAGAACCAGATGCACCAGCTAAGGTTCTATGCCCAGATCCAAACTGGTTGGCCTGTGCTTTGGCTGGAAATGTCCTCCCTCCGATAGAGACTTACCAGCGTGACAGGGATGTACCTGATGGAGAACCAAAAGAACATCCTTACGCTGCACCCATTGGTCCTATGACAGAAGAGGAAGCAATAGAGTATCTCATTATGAAGGACTGCCCAGTAGAGACTTGGCGAGACTACAAAGGAAACAGAACAATTATGAAGATTGTACCTGTCGAACTGATCCCTACGGATCGCTCATTTAGAAATGCATGGAGAATTGCACAATGACAACATACATCAATATTAACGGAGATGTACGAGATGCATCTTCTCTAACAGTGCCTAGTGATAGAACCTTTCGAGGTGCTTGGCAATACAACGGCAACGCTGTTGAGATAGACATGACCAAAGCTAGAGAAATACATAAGGACAATCTAAGGATAGAACGTAAGCCACGTTTAGAAGCTTTAGATGTTGACTACATGAAAGCTTTAGAAGCTGGCTCAGGTGCAGATGCTATAGCTGCTAAGAAGAAGACACTACGAGACATTACAGCAGACGCTAAGATAGCTAATGCAGCAGATGCTGACGCTTTGAAAGCATTAACTTTAGATACCCTGTTAGGATAAACTAAATGACAAGAGCTAGAGACTTATCAAACTTTATTGGTTCTGGTAGTTTTAGCAGTACTACTTTTACTGCTACTGCAGGACAGACTGCATTTACTATAGCTCACACACAAGGTTTTGTACAGGTATTTATGAATGGCTTGCTTTTAGATCTGACAACAGACTACACCAGTAACGGATCAGCAATTACCCTTACAAGTGCTGCTGTTGCAGGAGATGAGATAGAAGTTGTTAAATATGATGCGTTTAGCGTTGGTGATGCAGTACCTGCAAGTGGTGGTACTTTTACTGGTAATGTCAACATACCTGGTCATGTTGTTCAAGTAGTTCAGGCAACTTTTAATACTAAAACAGATATAAATAGTAGTGGTAGCTACAGTAATACTCACATAACAACAAACATAACTCCATCCTCTACAAGTAATAAGGTGCTTGTTTTAATTAATACTGTAGCAAGTGTAGATGCTACTACTACTACCTTTAGGAAGTTAAAAGTAGGAAGAAACGGCACAGTAGTCTCTACTGAAAAAATTCTACGATCTAGTTATGCAAACACATCAGGTTCTGATGTTGAAGATTTGACGATACATTATTTAGATTCTCCTTCTTCTACTTCAAGCGTAACATACTCATTAATGGCAGATGCAGCGGGGCAGGGAATGGCAGTTGGTGGTAGAATGTCAAGTGTTAGTGCAAATCAGATTTCTAGTATAACACTTATGGAGATAGCACAATGAGTAGTAACGCTAGAAAACTTGCTAGGCTTGCTCCTGGTCAAGTACCTTGGGCGCTAGTAGACTTTGGGGGTGGTGGTTATACGTCTATGAATGGTGTAGTTCCCTTTGATAACATTGTCGCTCAAAATGGTTCACACTATGATACAACAAATTATAGATTTGTATGTCCTGTAGCTGGTATATATAGCATGACTGTCTCGCTTTTAGCTCAAACTGGAATTAATTATGGTGTTGATTTTCGTAAAAATGGTACAGTCTTTTCTAAAAATTACGTACAAACCAGAGCGCCCAGAGGTACTATAGAATTTGAGTTTGCTGCAAATGATTATATAGATTTATTAGTAAGCAGTTCTTCTCAGTATCAAGGCACTGACGATGCTAGATATGCTTGGGCGCACTATAGATTAGTAGGATAAATAATGTTTGGCTTTGCACCATTCGCAGATGCACCGTTTGGGGCGCAGCAACACACATCTTTAGGCTTATCTACTAACCTTGCATCAGTAAGTGCTTCCTTTGCTACAAACGTACCTACAATTACAGGTATTGCAAACACATCTTTACCAACAGTTATTGGTACTTTTGGTACACCAGCTATTGACTTTGGTGGATTCTCACGTATAACTATTGACAGTGTATTAACTGCGTCAAGCATAAACTCTGTTACACTAACAGCAATAGCAAACATAACACCCACAGCAGTAGTAAGTCCTTCTGCAATTACCTTGCCTACCATAAACGGTGTGGCAAATACAACACTAACAACTCTAAATCAAATAGTCTCTGCTCTAAACTCTGTAGAATTTGATGCACAAGCCACCACAAGTACTACCTCTTTATCGGCTACCATAAGTACAACACTACCTAATATATCAGGTAAAGCTAATGTAACATCAGCTAACGTACTTGCTAACATACTACAAAATCTTGATAACCCTATAGGGGAAAGTTTTGATTTTAACAGTATTGCTGATAGGTTTGATAGAAGTAGAACTGTTGTAATATTAGCACCTACTATAATAGGCACTTTTACTGTCTATGTACGCCCAGAAAATAGAACAATATTAATACCTCCTGCTGGTCCTACCCTAAATCAAATACGTTCTGTATTTATTATGCCAGAAGATAGAAGAGTATTCATAGAGCCTACTAGACTGGACAGAGTAGTATATATAACTAATTAAGGATTGAACTATGTCTTCTTACAAATGGCCTGAAAAAGACCCAGATGAAGTTGCAGACTTTAGCGTAGACTGGTCTAGGTTTCTAGGATCTGACACATTAGTATCAGCACAATGGTTTATTGAGGCTGCGGACGGTACTAAAACTGGCCCCCTATCTAACGGCACTACTGTGAATGGATTACAGTTTGTAGCTCCTAGTACTTCTGGCAATGTAGCTACTGCAAGATTTGGATTAGGTACAAATAATTTAAGGTATAAAACTACGTGTAGTATTACTACTGCTCAAGGACTCAGCTATGAGCGTACAATATTACTACCTATTAGGGAAAGATAAACATGGCTTACGATTTTCTTGGCTTAGTTAACGATGTTAATTCTAGATTGAATGAAGTTGCTTTAGACAGTACAAACTTCGCTACTGCTGTAGGTTACTATAATGTCGCAAAAGATTCAGTCAACGCTGCGATACGACACATAAATCAAGAAGAGTTTGAATGGCCTTGGAACCATGTGCAGTCAGATCTTGTACTAGCTGCAGGTGCTATGAAATACTTTTATCCTTCAGATGCAAAAACAATAAACATGAACTCCTTTCGTATAAAAAGAGATAACACTCTTAATGTAGGAACAGAAAAACTAAAGCATTTAGTATATGAAGAATGGCTAGAAAAGTATGCAGATGATGAATTTAACAACTCAGCAGACATACGTGGTGTACCGAAGTTTATTGTAAGAACTCCTGGCAGAGAATTGTTATGTCATCCTGTGCCTGACAAAGCTTACACTATAGTTTACGAATATTACTCAGCAGGTTACGACTTAGAAAATGCACTAGACGTACCAGCCTTGCCAGAGCAGTATAGATTTGCTATAGTAGACGGTGCAATGTATTACACTTTTCAATTTAGAGGGGACACAGGTGCTTCTGAAGTAGCACTTAACAAGTTCCAACAACAGATTAAAAATCTACGTACTATCAATATAAATAGAACACCGTACATAAGAGACACGAGAGTACACTTCTAATGCCAACACAATGGTCTACATTTCCTATGGAGTTCAAGGGTGGATTGATCTCTAACCTAACTCCTTTGCAGCAAGGTATAAATGCTATAGGTTCTGCTACTGTTCTTCAAAATTTTGAGGCAAACAAAGAGGGAGGATACAGTAAGCTAAAAGGTTTTTCTAAGTTTAGTGATACAGAAGTTCCTGGGTCAGGAGATATAAAAGCATTAAAAGTTGTATCTTCAGGCAGGGCTGTGGTAGCTAGGCAGATAGATAATTCTACTTTAACAGAGTTTCAGACAGCTACCTCTACTGTTAACAATACTAGTAATACTGTTGTAAATTACACAGTGACAGTTGTAAATGATAGTGGTCAAGATAAGTTTGCTTTCAATGGTGTTACCGCACCTGCATTAACATTAAACAGAGGCTTTACTTATGTATTTGATGTTTCAGATAGTAGTGTATCAGGTCACCCTTTAGGTTTTAAAGACGCAGGTGGTTCAGCGTTTACTTCAGGAGTTACATCATCAGGAACAGCAGGTAGTAGTGGTGCAACTGTAACTATTGTTATGCCTACTTCTGGTACGGAACCTGCTCTATACTACTGCGTTACGCATGGTAATGCTATGGGTAATAGTATTACTACCACCACTAGTACTTTTGTAGTTACAGTAGTATCAGGTAACCCAGCAAACCACCCTTACTACAATGTAGGATCTACAAATAAATATGCTATCGGTGGGTCTACCGCTACAGCAGATGTTGCACTAAGTTTAAACGAGGGAGCTACATATAGGTTTGATCAAAGTGCTTCAAGTAACGCTGGACATCCCTTACGTTTTAGTACTACAGCAAATGGTACACATGCTTCACCTGCAGGTACACAGTATACAACAGGTGTAACAGTAGTAGGAACTCCAGGTAGCTCAGGAGCGTATACTGAGATAACTGTTGCGCTGGGTGCGCCTCCATTGTTCTACTATTGTTCCTCGCATTCTGGCATGGGCTGGAGTATCGCAACTGTTGGTTCTTCGTCTACAGTAACTCTAGATAATAACAGAGCCACTGCAGTAGTCAATGGTGCTACCACTTCAACAAAAAACGTAGTAGTAGACAGAGTACGTCCTTTTACTGCAGTAACAGGTACTGCTTCAGGAAATGGCACTAGTGCTACCTTTGATGTAACAAATACAAATGGCACTTATGCAGCAACGGTGAATGCAGGAGGGGCTGACTATGCTGTTAACGAGACAGTAGTAATAGCTGGTACTAATTTAGGCGGTGCTAGCACAGCTAACGACTTAACAGCGACAGTTACAAGTGTGGCTGCTAGTGTTCTCTACAGCAGTGCAGCTTACACATATAGTGGAGGTGGTACTGGTCTTCTTATTAATGTTACTAGAAATGGCGGTTCATATAGTGTAGCTATTGGTAACGCAGGTACTGGTGGCTACAAAGTTGGAGAAACTCTTACTGTAGCTGGTACGGCATTAGGAGGAGCTACTACTGCTAATGATGCAACTGTCACAATAAATAGTATAAACAACGTTGCTGTTACCCACACAAATCCAAATCAGTCTGGATACGGTGGCTCTGGTACTAATGCTACATTTAATATTACTAGAAGTAGTGGTTCTTATAGCGTTGCTATTGCTAACGCAGGTACTAGCGGATACAAAGTAGGAGAAACTATCACAGTAGTTGGTACACAGTTAGACGGTGCTACTACTGCTAATGACGCAACTATAACCATAGGCAGTGTGAACAGCGTTTCTCAAACTTATACTAACCCTACTCAATCTGGATATGGGGGTTCTGGTACTAGTGCTACATTTAATGTTACCAGAGATGCAGGTACATATACAGTAGCCATAGGTGCTGCAGGTTCAGGATACGCAGTAGGTGAAACAATTACTATTGTAGGTACACAATTAGATGGTGCTACCACTGCTAATGATGCGACAATAACTGTAAGTACAGTAGATGGATCAGGCGCAATAACAGCAGTTACAATAGCAGGAACATCTGTAATATCAGGTACTATAGCTACTGCAAGTATCGCAGGAACTGCTATAGTAACAGGCACAGTAGCAACTGTAGGTATCGCAGGTACGGCTGTAACTACAGGTCCGATAACAGGCATAAGCATAGCTGGTACTGGTGCAGCATTTGGTACTATTACTAAAGGGATGCTTGTAACAGGTACAGGTATTACTGGTACAGTTACAGTAAAAACAGTAACTAGTCAGACTGCTATTGTATTAGACACAGCAGTATCCTTAGCAGACAATGTCGCTCTTAGTTTTATCACTAATATAAAAGTAGGCATGTTTGTGACAGGTACAGGTATTAGTGGTGATGTTACCGTTGCTACCATAGCAGCAGATCAAAACAGTATGACTTTATCTAGTGGTCAAACAAATGCCAACTTTGCAGATAATACTGTTTTTACTTTTGGTACATTCTCTTCTAGTCAGGTTGGTAAGACAGTATATTTCTACGGAACAGGAACAGACTGGACGCAGATAGGAACTAGTACAGCTACAAACACTTTAAAGTCAAGACACTTTAGTTTTAATTTTACAGGAGTAGAAAAGACTTTATTTGTTGACGGTAAAGGCTATCCTGGTATATACGAATCTGCTGCTAATACTATGTCGTTTATGTCTTCTTCAGATTCTGCTGATATAGAAGGCTCAGACAACGCTGTAATATTTAAGAACACAGCATTTTTTGCCAAGGGTCATAACATATTTTTTACAGCACCAGCTACCATAGATGACTTTAGTGTAGCCAATGGTGCAGGTACTATAAATGTTGCAAACGATATAACAGGTATGATAGTATTTCGTGAGCAGCTTATCATATTTACAACGGACACAATAAAAAGATTAGTAGGTAATACTGCGTCTGACTTTACCCTTGAGCCTATAACAGACAAGATAGGATGTACTAACTCAGACACAATACAAGAATTTGGTGGAGACATAATTTATCTTTCACCAGATGGTATTAGGCTCTTAGGTGCTACAGATCGTATTGGTGACTTTGCATTAGACGTAGCCTCAGACAGTATAGTTAATGATGCAAAAGACTTTATTGCACAAACGGATAATTTTTGCTCTGTATTAGTTAGAAACAAATCACAGTACAGAATATTTTCATACTTACCCTCTGTTCAAAAGTCTATTGCTCAAGGTTTAATTGCAACTAAATTTATATCGCAGGGTGGCGAAGGTATAAGTTGGGCTACAACTAAAGGCATAAAAGCTAACGTTGCAGATAGTACTTATGCAGGATCAGATGAAGTAGTTATGTTTGCCAATAATGATGGCTTCTGTTATGAAATGGATTCAGGCAATTCTTTTGATAGTGAGAAAATTGAATCTATCTATGAATCTCCTTACATGCCCATAACAGATTCCCAGTTAAGAAAAACTTTATACAAGCTAACACTTTATGCAGAACCTACTGGACAAATGAATCTGGATGTGCAGTTTAACTTAGACTTTGATTCATCAAATGATTTCTCTGTAGTACAACCTCCTAAGATAAACATATCTACAGCAGGTAGTACAACTGCAACTGCTATTGTCAATGGTACAGTTACATCAAGTTCAACTTTGGCTGTAGACAATAATTCAGGAAATATTTTGGTAGGTCAAATAGTTGTAGGAACAGGTATATCAGGAACTGTAAAGGTAACAGGGGTAACAAATCAACAGAACATTGTTCTAGATACAGCAGTAACTCTTACAGACAATACTAACTTGACTTTTATTACCCCAACTGCTAGTGGTGTATTTGTATTTGGTTCTCCAAACTCTTTGTACGGTACAGGTACATACGGTGGCAGTTTAGATAAAGTGTTTTTTGAAAACCTAATAGGCTCTTTCAAAACTGTATCTATGCGTATTACAGATAATTCAACAAATCCAACCTTCACTCTTGACACAGCAGTGCTTGAGTACAGACAACATGATAGGCAGTAATTATGGCAGGTTATACAAGACAAGCAACAGCTAATATTGTTACAGGTGGCGTTATTGATGCTGCTGATATAAACAATGAATACAATCAGGTAGAGTCAGCTTTTAATGCTTCTACTGGACACACTCACGATGGCACAGCATCAGAGGGCGCACCTATTGAAAAGATAGGACCGTCACAGGACATAGTGGCAACGGCTTCTGTACTAAGACCTAAAACAACAAACACTGTTGACATAGGTACAACATCGTTAAAATTTAAGAATGCTTTCTTTGAAAGTTTTATTACGGAAAACGATGGAGACATGCATGTTAAGTCAAACGTTGTCGCATACTCCACTACTATTTCAGATGAAAGACTAAAAAAAGACATAGAAAAAATAGAGGGTGCGTTAGATAAAGTTGATCAGCTTAATGGATACACCTTTGTTTACAATAATGATGGTAAAAAATCTGCAGGTGTAATAGCTCAAGAGGTAGAAAAAGTATTACCTAGTGCTGTACAAGAAAAGAAGTTACACTTTCAAATGGACGGTGATGTAGGTTTATATAAAACAGTTCAGTATGATCAGCTTCATGGATTACTTATTGAAGCCATAAAAGAATTAAAAGCTGAGATAGAGGAATTAAAGAATGGCTCTTCAGACTAGCGGTCAAATATCTTTAAATGATCTGCACATAGAAGCAGGTGGTGTTAGCGGCACTGAGTGTTCTTTTAATGATACGGACATAAGGTCTATTATTTCTGTAGGAGATCAGCATGGAAATCATGCTATATCTTTATACTATGGAGCTTCTAGTGAGCAATCATTTACTATCTCTAGTAATCAAACTAATTTAAATTTAGAAACATATCTAACTAATGCAGGATGGAATGGTAGTGCTACAGCAGTAGTTACTATTAATAGCGGTGTATGGATTATATCTAATGTATACACAACAGCCGCTTTAACTATTTCAAATGCTTTTAATAATAAGTTACAACTAATAAATAACGGTATTATTATGGGCAAGGGTGGCAACGGACAGTATAGAGAGTCCAGTCCAGGTTCAACATATGGAATACAATATGGTGGTGATGCTGTTTCAAACGCTGCTACAGGCGTAGCATTCACTAATAATTCAGGTGCATATCTAGCTGGTGGTGGCGGTGGCGGAGCCGCTGGAGCCAATGATAGTAAAGGTAATGACATGGGATCTGGTGGTGGAGGCGCTGGTGGTGGGCAAGGTGGTCCTTATCCAAGCTCAGTTATTAACGGTGGACCTTTCCCTATTGGTGGTGGCATTAACGGTTATGGCTATAATGGCTACAGGACAAACCCTAGGGGTGGGTATGGAGGTGGTGCTGGCGGTGGAGGCGGTGGTGCTGACTCTAATGATGGTGGTGATGGTGGCGGTGGTGGACGTAGAGTTGACACTGTATCAGGCGCAATAACAGGCAACATAGGTAGATATAGGATAGGAGTAGGACAGTCAGGGGGTGACGGTGGTGGTAGAGGTGCGTTTGGTGGGTATCGTGGTACAGGTAGTAATGAACATGGGGGTAACGGTGGCGCTTATAACTCTGCTGGAAGTAACGGAGTTGTTAGCGGAACGGATAGTGGCGGTGGCGGTGGAGGCGGCTACGGTGCTAAAGGAGGTAATGGAAGAAACCAGACAGGCGCTAATGGAGGCGCTGCTTGGGGAGGAGTAGACTGGGCTAGTGTAACAAATAATGGAACAATTTGGGGTTCAACGTAATGGTTAACGGTACTACTGTAAACGGTATAGATTTAACAGATGATACTTTAGAGTATTGGGGTTATGCAAATACAAGACATGCTACTTTAGAAGATGCTGAAGCAACTGCTGTTGCCATGAAAGACACACTAGACAATAAACCAACTACATATATTGATGTACGTCAAGTAGCAGGTTCTGCTGAAGCAGGATGGTCATGGGCTACTGATAAAAAACTAACAGATGCTGAAATAGTTAACTTGTCGGGAGAAGGTTTGTATTATAGTTCATCTCAGTTTGACAGTGAGGCTTTATATGGGCAAACTGTGGATCAAGTAAAGGCTAGAGTTTTAAAGTGTAGAAACCTTTATGGTACTTCACTTGATGTAGATTCTATATATCAAAGGATAAATGAGAGTGGCGACTGGGAAACTGTTAAGATAATAGAACACACACCCAGTATAGATTTAAGCGCATATGTGAATAAAGAATGACTAACATTACACCAGAAGAATTAGAAGAAATGCTAGATCGTGCAGCAAAGCGTGGTGCTACAGCAGCATTACGTGAGGTAGGCTTACATGATGACGATGCTCGTAAAGATATAATTGAGATGCGTAACTTACTAGAAACATGGCGTGATACAAGAAGAGGTGTGTGGTCTACTATTGTAAAGATGTCAACCGTAGCAGTAATAACATTCATTGCCGCATCACTGTGGATGCAAATAGGGAAATAAAAAATGGCTAAAAAATTTATGGGATTCAAGCCTGAGACAATGGCAAAGAAAATCTTACCAGCGCTGGGCTATGATGGGCCAATGGATAGTAAGTCTATACAAGCATTCCTTGCAGCCAGTCCTGCAGCAGCAGCAAAGATGGGTAAGTACACTATGGCAGCTAGGCGTATGATTGAGCAGCCTGTGAATGCTGCTGATGGGATTTCATTAAATCCATTTAAGGGCTTTGGTACACCTGAGTTTGCAGCTAAGTCAAAAGCAAGCCATGATGCCGCTGTAGAAAGACAAAGAATTAATAAGGTACTGAGAGATGGTTCTTTTGCTGATAGGGTAAAGCTTTCTAAACAATACCCAGGCCAAGTTAGTACGCAGGAACTTGTTAGAGGCAGACGTGGAGGAGAAGGATCAAACAACTCCAACAGGAACCCAGCCCCTGCACCAGTACAACAAGCACCTGTGTACACACAACAAGCTCCTGTATATTCAACTAGTCCAGGCACTGCAGGTGCAAACTACACAGCAGGTCCATCCTTTAGTCAAATGTTAAATACCTCAACAGGTGGTAGTGGCAACGTAGCTGTAAATCCTGCTACTGGTGTACCTACAATTACTGGCTCAGGTGTTAACGAGGGGCTACCAAAAGGATCAGAACTTACAAGACAAATAATGGATGATCCTACCAAACCTGTTACTGTAGCTAATGTAGTATCTGATGATGGAGGTGAAGCAGCATTGATACCTCTTGGCACAGGACAAGCAGGAGAGACAAGAGAAGCTGTACCTTTAGAGTTTGCTGATCCAGCCCAAGCTGCACAAGTTACAGCGCCTGATCAGATTGCACAGATAGACCCTGCTATGTCAGCAGACGCAGTAGCAGCAGACATGCAAGCTAGGCAAGCAGCAGAAGGACAAGTTAACGAACAGGCTCAAATAGCAGCAGAGCAGATAGACCCTACTGCAGGATCAGCACTAGGACTAGAAGCAGCACAACTAGACGAGGCTCAACAAGTAGAGCCTGTTGCACGTTTATTAGCCACACCTGATCAGCTAGTAGATGGACCAACTGTAGACAGACAGCAAGTAGCATCTACATTTGGTACAGGACCAGTTCAAGCAGCTACAGTAAAAGGTGAGCTAGCTGAGTTAATGCAGGACTTTGAAGTCTATGGCAATACACCACCCTGGGCTGCAGGTGCTATAAGAGCAGCTAACGCAGCTATGGCTGCACGTGGATTGTCTATTACTTCTATGGCAGGTATGGCTATTACACAGGCGGCTATGGAAGCAGCATTACCTATTGCTCAGATGGATGCAGCTAACAAACAAGAGATGGCATTGATGAAAGCTGAACAACGTGCCAGGTTTATGAACATGGAGTTTGATCAAGCCTTTCAAGCCAAGGTTATAAATGCAGCACGTATATCAGAGATAGCCAACTTAAACTTTAGTGCTGAACAACAGGTGGCACTTGAGAATGCTAGAATAGCTCAGACTGTAGACCTATCTAATCTATCAAATAGACAGGCTAAGGTTATGGCAGATGCAGCTACCATGTCACAAATGGATATGGCTAACCTAGACAACAGACAACAAGCAGCCGTACTAAATGCACAATCATTCTTGCAAATGGATTTATCTAACCTAGATAATAATCAGCAGATGACTATGTTCAAAGCACAGGAAGCTGTAAACTCTATCCTTAGTGACACTGCTGCTATGAATGCTGCCAGACAGTTCAATGCATCATCACAGAATCAATCAGATCAGTTCTTTGCTAATCTTGGATCACAAGTAAATCAGTTCAATGCAGAGCAACTAAATGCTATGGAAAGATTTAACGCAGGTGAAGCTAATGCTTTATCACAGTTTAATGCACAGCAAGAGAATGCACGTGATCAGTTCAATGCACAGAACCATTTGATTATTGCACAGGCAAACGCTCAGTGGGCGCAAGCTATTGCTACAGCAGCTAATGCAGCAGCTAACCAAGCGAACCGTGACGCTGCTCTGGCTGCAAATAATTTAACAATGACAGCATACAACAATGTTATACAAAGAGAAAGAGATTTACTAGCATGGGCGTGGGCATCAGCAGACAACGCAAAAGAAAGAGACAAAGCTATAGCTGTTGCAACTATTGCAGCAGATGGCGATGGGGCTGGTCTTGTTGAAACTGCTGCTGGTAGCTTCCTTGGTAAAGTTACTTCTAGGGCAGTCGATCTCATATTCCCAGCACCATTCTAAAGGTATAAGTACTATGACGTATGATCCAAGACAATCTTTTGCAGCACAACAACTTGCTTACAGTAGAGCAGCAGGAACTCAGACAAGTAAGCAGCAAGGTCTGTCTAAAGGAAGAGGTACACCTATATCCAAGTCTCGCTCTCTTGGAGCCTTTGAACCTGATCCTGCTCAACGTAATACTACTACAAGAAGTACGTATACTCCTCCTACTAGAAGAAACACAAAGAAAAACAAAGGTAGTACGTACGATGAAGTACCACAGGTTTTAACACAGGGCATTGTTCAAAGGCCAAAGCCAAAGCCTACAAAAGAAACAGGCTATGAAAAAGTTAAAAGAATTTTTGATGCTGCCATGTCAGGCTTTGGTGATTTTGAAGTGCCTACTCAACCTACATTTGATACTGTAAAACCACAGAATTTGTACAAAGACAAGAGATATTTTGGACCTCAAGTATACGTTCCTGACACATCACAATTTAAGGGTGATCAAGATCTAAAAGAACTTAGTCCTCCTTTTATTAGAGATTATTTTAGACTTACCAAACGTGAGGGGGATTTTGTAAATAGTCTTACTTTACCTGATGATGTAGACAATCCTGCAATAAATATGTTTGGAGTAAGGCGTGGTTTTAATAAGCCTCCTGCTGGGCCAATGGATGACCCTTCAATGACGCAGTTTAAACCTGCCATGACATCATATGATGAGTTGAGAGAAGACATAGACAAAGTTTTATTAGATATGTCTGAAGATTATACAATTAAAGCAGGAGATACTTTATCTGAAATAGCTGAAGAAAGAGGTACTACAGTTGAAGTTTTACAAAAACTAAACAACATAGAAGACAAAGATAAAGATATCATATATACAGGAGATAAACTAAAAGTTCCACCTAAATCAGAGAACACTATTAGAATATCAACTAGAGGTGATAAAGATCCTGATGCACAGTTTTATAACAGCTTTAGACAAGGAGTAACTCCTGATTCTCTTATGGTAGGTAGTTATTCTTTTATGGATGAAGGTTCTGAACTTATGAAAGCGTTAAGAGCTAAAGAAGCCGACAACTACGACACAATATTTGGAAATGCGGAAAAGAGAAAATCTCCTTTTAAAGGAACTAAAGTATCTAATAAGACCATAGAGGAAGTGCTAAACTTTGTAGAGCTTAATGGAGAGTTTCACAAGTATAATAAACAAAAAGGTTTTAACACCACAGCCGTAGGTAAGTATCAAATAGTAGGAAATACTTTAAGAGACTTGGATAGACGTGGGGTATTAAAAAATTTAGGCATCACAGATAATACTAAATTTGATGGACCTACACAAGATAAAATAGCAGCACATTTAGCTGTTAATAGAATTAAAAATAGAGCTACAGGTGGAGATGGCACACTGGCATCACGTAACAACGCACGTGAGGAGATGCGTAAAGAGTGGGAAGGGTTTAAAAAGCTATCTAATAGAAAGTTAGATAAGATAATAGATGAGATTGCTAAAGAAATAGGTGTTACTATTTATGAAGGAATAGAAATGGACCCTATTACAAGCAAATCTATAAGACCAAAAATAAGACCAAAAGGATTAGGCGAAAAATAATGTTTGGATTACCACTAGAACTAATAACAATGCTTGGCTCTACCGTACTAGGTGGGGTGATGTCCATATGGGGACAGAGCATGAAGATGAGACAAGAGCAGAATAAGATGCTCATGGAACGTGCCAATGCTAACGCAAGCTTTGCAGCAGAAGCACGTAACGCAGGAAAGAACGATAAACATTTCGCATGGACAAGAAGACTTATTGCATTATCTGCAGTCTTTGCTATAATAGTGTTGCCAAAGTTGGTTGCTGTGTTCTATCCTGAAGTAGGCGTATACGTAGGCTACACTGAGATACAGGTAGGCTTTCTTGATTTTATCTTCGGACCAGGTGAAGAGGTTATCAAGTGGAAGTATGCACAAGGATTTGTAATAACACCACTAGATACACACATTGTGTCAGCTATTGTAGGCTTATACTTTGGTGCAGGATTTACTAAGTAGGAAAAACTATGGAACAAGATATATCCCCATTTGACAGACCAATACCAGGACAGTCTTTGACAGACACTCCACGTAACAACCCTTGGGAGAACCCAGCAGAGATGTCTGACATAGAGGATGTTACAAAGTACTACATTGAAAAGCTAGCTAACGATGAGGTCATAAATGATGTAGCTGCGCTGTGTCAAACTGGCCTACCTCTGAAGCCAGTGGTAACTAGTATAGTTAGTTCAGGCAACTTACGAGGTATGCATAGTATAGATGCAGGTATGTTGGTAGCTCCTATCATACATCAGTTCCTTAAACAAGCGGTACAAGCTACAGGTGTTGATGTTAAAGATGATTCTATGGATTACCAAAAAGAAGCAGAGCAAAGTGAGCTAGATCGTTTCCAAATGGTTGCACTAAGTTACCTTAAAGATAATCCTGATGATAGCGATCCAGGTAAACAGATGTTACAAGAGTTGGTTGAGGAGCAGCCAGAGGAAGAAATGACACCATCAGAAGAAAATAAACCTATGGGTTTAATGTCGAGAGGTTAGTATAATGGCATTCAATAAAAATGCATTCGCAGCTAGTTTTCTAAACCAGCTAACTGCTGGCATAGAAGAGCGTGAAGAAAAAGCTGAAGAGTTTGAGAGGCAACAGAAAGCTGCTGCTGAAAGAAACGCTTCTGTAGTTAGCCAAAGAAAACTAAGGGCTGACGAAGCTGTTGCTTTAGCTCAAAAAGCAAAAGCGTTAGGGGCTAGGAAAGAACACATTGTAGCTGCTATGTCTTCTGGTATGACAGGTATATCTCAGCTTTATCAAAAGCTACTAGACGGTGCTAATCAATTAGGTGTCAAGAAGTTAGGCGAGGCTGATGTAGAAACTATAGTAAACATGCCTGTAATCCCACCTATCAACGGAGACTTTGTTGACTTTAACCTTAGAGAATTAGCTGATAGAACTTTTGGAGTTGCTAAACTAGAAAAAGCGCAGCAAGAAGATGACAAACAAAGTAGCTTAGTTAGAAGATTATTCGGACTTGATGACATGGCTATGGCAGAAAGACGTTTGCAGGATACTGAGTACGTAGAGGGTATGTCTATAGCTGACATAAATGAAGCAGCAAGACAATCAGAATACGAGTCACAGTTTAAAGACTTAGGTTTTACTTTACTAGATGTTAATTTTTATGGACCTAAAGGTAAGTCTCAGTTTATATCTAAGTTCAATGATGCAGCAACAGATGCTGTAACTGGAACGGTAGCCGAAGACTTTATCAATGGAGAAGTACTTAGAGAAGAAACAAAAAGAAAAGAGGAACAGCAGCCACCATTAACTGAAGATGAGGCGCAAGCAATCAGAAAGAGAGCTAGAAACGAACTCATTAGATTAGCAGTATCGCCAGTCATAAGTGAGTTTGAATCTGAGTATGGAAGAGGCGGCTTCTATAGAGATACTACAACAAAAGAAATGATTGAGTCTGTATTAGGTGAAGACTACGTGATACAACAAGCCTCAATATTTGGTGAAGATAGAGAAGAACAAGAAGAAGAAACAAAGGAAGAGATTACACCTTTCATAGCATCCCCTACAGATGAAGACATGGTTACGGAGGAACTATTTGACTCAAGCAAAAAAGAAGAAGAAGCTCCCGAAGAAAAAGCGCCCGATCCAGAAGCTCAAAAAACAGCGCTATCTAAGATTACGTTTAGAGAAAGACCGAATGCAATAGATGCTGGTAGAAAACTTTGGGATAGAAATCTTGAAGGAAAAGTAGATCCTGAAACTGGGAAGGTAATAATTGCACCGCCAAGACCTGCTGAAGGTGGAGGAAAAACAAAAACGGTGATAAGAAGAAACCAGTTTGGTATACGAACAGGTACAAAAAAAGTTACCGAAGCTGAATACTGGGATGCAACATATGGTAGCACTCACAATAAGAATACAGGACTACCATTAAATATAGATAAACTTTTAAATGCTGATCCAAGATTATTAGAGAAGTAGTATGTCATCAGAATATATAAAAAATTTAATAGAGTTTGGTACAGGTGGCCCATCACCTACTCCTTTTACTGGACAACAAAAGCAAGAAGACTTCTATTTAGATAAGAATGTCAAGCTTAAAAAGGATGATATAAAAAACAACTATGAGTACTCAAATGCAATACGTGAGTATATGGTATCACGTAAAGGTGTTGACTATCAGGACACACCTACTGATGAAATGGTTGAAGACTATATTGATCACCTACGTCACTTCAATGCCAACAGTGTTACAACTGCAGGTGAACTAAGATTTATTAATAAAGCTGACGATGCTACAAAAGCAAAGGCTAGAAAAGCGTATGAGATATATGAACAACTAGGTAATGTATTTCAAAACGATGGTGCTATGGGCGCTGTTGATGGTATAAAAGATTATGTATTTGCAGCAGCTAAAGATCCCACAAACTATTTAGGACTAGCCACAGGCGGTGTATCACGTTTGGCTGTAGCTGGTGTGTCCCTAACAGGTAAGCAAATGGTTAGGGCTGCTGTTCGTAATGCTGGTAAAAATGCTTTGCGTGAGGGTGCAACAAGGAATGCCGCTAAAGCTGCAGCAAAGAAAGCTGGTAAAGAGGCTGCTGCTAGAGCAGTTAAAGCAGGTCTATCAAAGAAAGCATCAAACAAAATAGCAGGGCAGGTAGCTGAAGAGACACAAAAAGAAGGTAAAAGATTTTTAGCACAAGAAGCTATGCGTAAAAAACAATCAGAGTTATTTCAAAGTGCTGCAACAAAGTCTTTAAAATACACGATAGCTGGAGATGCAGCGGCTGCTGTGCTACAAGATGCAGCAGCACAAAAAACTTATCTAGAGGCAGGGGCGCAGGAGCAGTACAGTAAAACTCAAACTGTTTTCTCGTCTTTACTTGGGGGTGTAGCAGGTGCTGCTCAACTAGGCTTTGGTAAGTTCCGTGGAGCTTCTGGCTTTGAGGACACAGGTGATACTCTTGAAAGCATAGCAAACAAAGTAATAAATAATAACAGTGCTGTTCTAAGTAAAGAGGATAGTAAAGCTGTAGCTAAACAAATAAAAGAAGAAGTTCTATCTTGGAATGAAAAGGTAGAGCGTGGCAAAGATCTTAGTATTGCTAACATGCCATCTGATTTATTAAGAAATATTGTTATAGGTCAAGACGGTAAAAGTGGATTAGCAAAACTACTAAATGAAAAAGGTATGAAGGTACACAGCAAAGTAAAAGTTGCTGATGTGATATCCAACGTAGCTAGGTTTATACCAGAAGAAGATCTTGTAGATATAAATAAAGCTATGGGTAAATATACAGATCTAAAACTAGGAGAGTTTACTGGGGACGGAGGTACACAGTTAAGAGACTTGATAGCAAAAGAGGCTAGTGAATCAGGTAAATCATTGGCTGTATTTTCACAAGCAAAGAATCTTATTAACACAGGACTAGTAGCTGTCGGTGAAAAGAATGTAAAAAATATAGAAGATGAAATGGCTGATGCATTGGTTGAGGCTAATAAGCTAAGGAAAGCAGAGCCTTTCAAGTATGGTCAGTCTATATGGAAACGTTTGCTTGTTTCATCTCCTGCTACTACCATGATAAACGTTGCTGGTTTTTCTCAGTACTATGTTGGTCAAACTGTAGCTGATCTGTTTAACTTTGGTATGCTGTCAATGAAAGCTATGGCTCAGGTTCCTGTGAACCCTAGTGCAGCTAGAGAAACCATGCGTCAGGCTCGTGCATACACACAGATACAAGCACAGAAGATGCGTAACTTACTAGACCCATACACCACACACGATGCATACCTAAAGTTCTTAGACGATAATGAGGGCGCACGTAAGACATTGTTTGAAACTATGGCAGGTGGTGTAGAAGCTACAGCAGATAGATACAACATAAACCCTAACAATAAGTTCTTCAAGAATGTAGAAGCAGCAGCAACAGCAGCAAGCCAAGTGACAGGTGTGCGTATACAGGACAGCTTTACAAAGTCTCAGATGTTTATGAACGAGATGGATAAATATCTCAGGGTAAACAAAGGCATGTCTTTGAGAGATGTAATGAAAAGGGGCGAGGACGTTGATGAAGAGATAGTACAGGGAGCCTTGGACAGTACGCTAAAGTCTGTGTTTGCAAAAGATTACACAACTACGGAGCAGCCAGAGCTACTAAGATCAGCAGCTAAGTTTGCTGAAAACTTTTCTAACACTCCAGGCTTAGGTACACTACTACCTTTTGGTAGGTTCTTTAACAACGTTGTAGCCACAGCATATCAGTGGTCACCACTAGCTGCACCCCAGCAGTTTATTAAGTTTGGTAGAAATCTTGTAAAGAAAGAACCTAATGTATCAGACAGAGATGCATTTGCTCGTATGCTTGTGGGTAGTACAGCGTTACGTTTGTCTATGGACTACGACAATGAGAGAAAAGAAAAAGGTCTTGGTGTTTATGAGGTTGACGTAGGCGGTGGTACTATTGTTGATGCTAAGAATACATTTCCCTTTTCCTTGTGGTTAGCAGCAGGTAGAGTTCTTAACACAATGAGAAACGGTGAGCAAGTAACACCAGAACTACAGCAGGAAATAGGAACTCAACTAGTTGTAGGACAGCTTGCAAAGGATGCTCAGTTTGCCAATGACATAAACAATCTACTAGATGTGTTGACCAACGTTGACCTAGACAAGAGAGCAGAAGCAGTAGATGGTTTCTACAAAGTAGGTGGTAACTTTGTCTCAGGTTTTACCAGACCACTAGATGCTATCAATAAAACTGTAGGCTTTGCTATGGGTACGGATGGTGCAAAGGATGTACGTCAAGCAGATGGCATGAATGTATTTACACAGTCTGCTACAAAATATGTAGACAATATTATAGAAGCATTTATAGATAAGACAGACTCTATCACAGGCGAAGACTTGGAGGTTGCAACTAGAGCAGGGGAGATATATGACCCCAATCCTTTTGCACGTATCTTTGGTATAACTGTGAAGCCAGGAAGAACTGCCACAGAAAAAGTATACTCAATGGCAGAAATGCATCCTTGGAAAGCTAATGAAAGAACTAAGCTACCTGCGTATGACAAAGCCTTTAATGGACTTGTTGCTCCACTACTAGAAAGATATACACAAGAGCTTTTAAATAATCCTGAGTTTAGAAAAGCATCACTGTCTCAGCAACGAGGAATGCTAAAGAAGAGATTAGGTGACCTCAAGTCTATGGTAAGAAAGGGTATGGAGGGAGGCTATACTGGTACAAAAAACATGATGCTTCGTAAGCAAGCCAAAGCAATACAGAAGTATGATAAAGAAACTACTAGACAGGCTTTGAAGTTAATGGAAGAGAGACTAGGTGTTACTGCTAGCTTAGAAGACTTGACTTTTAGAGAGCTTGAAATGTTTACTATGTTTGCAGAATACTTAAAGGATGTACAAGAAGAAGTAGGGAGATTGTAAATGAGAAGATACTTCAAGAGGCTATGGTGTGCCTTGATGAATCGTAAATGTCACACTGATTGTGACTGTGTATAAAGAGAAGGGGCCGCATTTAGCGGCCCTTTTCATTTCCAGTATAACAATATAAATGTCTCACAAGTATTACAACTAAAGTTACTAACTATGTAATCGTCCTCTCCATCGTGGTCACCGCCCTGTATCATTTCGGTATCACACTTAGGGCAGACTATTTTACCTCTACGCTTTGATTCCATAAATGCTTTTGCCTCAAGTTCTAAATCCATTAACCTGTCTTTTCTAAGTCTGTAGTTATGTTGTTCAGTATAGTTTTAGCTTGTTCTATATCTAACTTGAACCACTCCCCCCTTACTTCTTTTGCTATCTTAGCTGCTACCTTATGTGCCTCTGCTTCAGCAGCACGTCTGTTGTTTGTCACAACTACGTGTTCTATTTTGTAGTCTCTGAAAGGACTACTAGTCTGATAGCCATTGCATCTATCGTCAGCATCTACAGCCATACCTATCTTGACCCACTCAGGCCAAGCAGGATTAGTTATCGCATATACATACCCTTCTTTAATAGAGTCTAACTTATACGTACCATCAAAGGCTGCATCACTAAAAGTTTTGTAGCGTCCAGGTTTGTATAATGGATGTGACTTTGGTATGTACTTACCATTAACATACATCCTTTTAGGATTACTTTTTAAATTCCATCCCTCAGAGCCATTCAAGTATTTATTATTGTAACAAGATTTACATACATTCCAGGAACATTTTACGTAGTGTGGATTCCAGTTACCACCTTCACTTTTTAATCCTGGAACTAACTCTACATTACAATATTGACAACAAGTCACTCTATACCTCCTGTGGTATCTGTGTACACCATACCCAGTACTGTGCTTCTGACATATACTCTGGTCTAGTAGCATCTAGTATTTCTTTGCGTACCTTTACTGCTGCTTGACACTGTTCTTTATTGTCATAAAAAATATTGTCACTCATAACCATAGGCTCTCCATTGAAGAAGAAAGTTGCTATTAAAATCCACGGCATTACTGCATACCTCTGCTGTTAAGTTTTCTTTCTATTCTATCTATACGTTTCTTCATCACATCATAGTAGTAGGCAGTAGCCAAAGCTGACACAAGCCATACCCAAAATGGTGTTGTTATTGATGCACTTAATAAATCCATGATAACTCCTATGTTATATCTACTACTTCACAAACGTCACCAGAGCAAGCAAATGTTTGACTGGACTTTGTATTGTCTTCTTGTTCATACTCTGAAAGTTTGTTCCAGTCAATCTTTTTTGGCATGAGCTTTAGTAATTCTGCATAGTCTTCTTTACTGCAGTCTTGATAAGGAGCTTGCTGATAGGTATGATCTGAGTGTGGCAAAAATGACACACCTGACATTTCATCAAAGTGTTTGTAAACAAATGCACCTACCTCAAGCCACTCATCATCACGCACCGATATGGTTACGCTAGGCTTGTGTTCACACCAATGGCGTTGGTATGTAAGCCATGTCTCTAGCTGCTCGATAGCACTCATGTTCTCTCTTGTCACAGCATTTTCTGGTGACCTGACAGGAAAGCTAAACACTGTAGTGGTATCTCCTTTGAACACACAAGGCTCATTAGGTACACCATTGTCTATCATAAACTGTGTAAGGGGATCTTTATTATCACCTCGTACAGTACGGATGTAATATGGAGAGTGACGAGCATGTATACCACTGGCACTGTCCACCAACTGCGAGACAGTACCCGAAGGTTTGACGCAGGTAATAGCAGCAGACTGAGGTATACCAAGCAGAGAAGCATATTCATTATTAACAGCCACAGAGACAGTTCGTAAGTCATCTAATAGTTTCTCCAGGTTAGAGTTGACTGAGGTCATCAATGGGTTGTCCATGATACCTGTCAGAGACACACCAAGCAATCTCTCTTCTTCAGTATTACGTTGCCACACTTTACGCAGGTATGGAAACTTTGTGTACGAGCTTTGGATTGTCCCAAGTATTGTGGCGATCTTGACCTTGCGCTCCAAGTCTTTAGCCGTATCAGTGGCACGAACAACAACCTCCGTAAGATTACAGAACTGGTAGGGTCTAAGTATGATTTCACTACATGGATTAGTTCCGAACTGCCAGTCAGGATCACGTCTACCATACTTAGCAGCTTGTGCTTTAGATGCTTCACGATTAAAGATACCTCTCTCACCTGACTTACTTTCTACTAGAGCAGTCCACTCACGCATAAATGTTTCTATGTCTGGCTTCTCTGTGTAAGATACAGAGTTGTTAGCCAACGCTCTGTGAGGTGCTGTCTCCCACCACTGCCCTGACTTAGCGTGACGCATACGATCATCACTAAGGTTAGACAGAGAGATCATAGCACTACGTCTGACACCACCTACTACAACTATCTGACCGATGAAACACATCAAGTCGTGACACTCCATAGAGGACAGCTTACGGCCTTGTGCATTCTTGAATGTCTGTACTGAGAAGTTAAACAACTCAACAAGAGGTCCAGGTCCACTAGCTCTACCACCAAATGTTTTGAGTCTAGCACCTGCAGGTCTGACCTTTGATACGTTCCACTTTGGTATCTCACCTGCCCATAGTAATGCTAGCAGTTGACGGAATGCTTTAGCCCAACCTTCTTTGCTATCCTTAACTACGATGGTAGTCTCACTGTCAAACAGTTGAGGTACTTCTGGTAGCTGCTGCACAAACTGACGCTCCACGCTGAAGCCTACGCCTGTACCACACAACAGTATGAACATAGCCTCATCGAAGGACTTGGGGTCATCAACTGGTAAATAACTACAGTTGTACCCTGCTGTGTTGTCTCTGTCTAGCGCAGCACCACTAGTCATCATGGCTCTCATGCTTGGCATTACATCCAAGTTAAGTATAGCTTGCTCTATCTGATTAACCCACGAGTCGTTGCCTAGCTTTGGACGTACCACGTTGTCAACGTAGCGCCCTACTGTTTCAGCCCATGACTCACGGCCTTTGCCATCCACGTACTTTGCGTAGCGTGATTGATGTATGAATGATTGATAGTCCGTTGGTAATAAGTTACTCATTTATCCTCTCCTATATTCGTAGGTGCGTACACCTCACCGTTATACTTACTTCCTGTTGCACTTTTGCCTGTCTCTACTCCGTTGTTACATTTAAAAACTACAAATAGTAGAAAAAATATTGCTACTAAAGTAACTCTCTTTGACCAAAGTATAAACAGTTCAAATGTTTTCTTTGCTTCTATCTCTGCTGCTTCTGATGGTTTCATTGTGGGTCAGTCCAAGGGTAGCAGGGTACTATGCTTTGCTTACAATACTTTGCGTTGTCTACTAGCAGCACAGGCAACACACAGATCACAAATACACAAAAAAGAAAAGGCCATATCAAACCTTTCATGTCACAGTAGTTCATCTATTATCTCCGCTTCCTTGTATAGTTCCTCTATCCTGTCTGCTCTTCAGCTTTGACAAGTTCTTTAACGCCACCTCTGCCATGTCTATCTCTAGGTCACGACACAGCGCAGCAATATACCACAATACATCACCAATCTCTGCAGCAATAGCATCCTTGTTGAACGTACCATCACGCAACATCTTTTTGATCTTACCCTGTACCTCACCTGCTTCATTACCCAATCCCAACGCAGGGTAAATAATAGGATCAGTATAGATAGCAGTCTTAACTGCTTGCTCTTGATAGTATGACATGTCAATTATAGGTGACTGCATGTCTGCAAAATGATCCATGTCTTCCTGTGTTATCATTGTCTCTCCTTCACTACTAAATTCTGTATTCTAATATCATCTACATCATGCATAACATTACTTACTAAGTCATGCACATCTTCTGTATGTCCTTCTTCGTGAGAAGATAAGAAGTTGTTGTCCTCATCTACCTCCATCACATACGTGACGCTAAACTTGCGTATCATTTGTGCTTCTCTTTATATACCTCAATAAGTTTATTCAAATACCATTGTGCCTTTTGTAAATCTTCTAGACCGTTCTTGTATTCATACCTCCACACGTACTTCAGTATGTTACCTTGTAGGTATCCTTCTTTGTTATGGTTAGTTGCAGCAAGGATAGCATCAATACATTCTATACCTGCTTGGTTGTAATGAGGTGGGCTGTTTACTAAATCAGTCATGCTTCTCCTAACGTCTTTGTCCACTTGGTTAACTTAATTATGTTACCATCTGTGGTATACTCTCTTTCTTTCGCAAGTGCAAGTTCTGATTCAGCATACTGTTCAGGAAACATTTCTTTTAGTATAGTATGCCTTGCGTCATCAAAGTACTCCACAAGTTCAGGGTATTCTTCTAGCACTACTGTAGTTGCAGCCATAGTTAACGCATAGTCCATAGCATTTCTAACTGCTTCAGGATTTTTTGATTCACCAAATACCAATCCTGTTCTTAGTATTCCTGTCCACTCATCCTTTTCTAGCTCAGGACTTATGACTATAGCTACATCACCGTCCTTTATTTCGTAACCCATTAGGTTCTCCTTTTAACTATGACACGCTGATGTTTCATCCGCTTGCCTTTTTCTATCAGCCATCCTTCAGGTATGATACGATGCGCCCACTTAAAGTTCTTCTGTTCACACCAATCACAGTATCTTGATTTAGCTCCTTTGTATAGCCTGGCTTTAGCGTTGCTGAATACAAACCTGATGTCTAGCTTTGGATGTTGCCTCTGTATCTCTATGTGTTTGCGTCTATCTGATGCGCTAAATATTCCTTTAGTCTCTATTATTATTCCGTTATCTAACTCAAAGTCAGGAGTGTATGTGCGGTAGCGTAAGTCTTCCCACTCTATCTTTATCTTCTCATACTCTACTGACTTCTGTCTTGTCTTTAGAAACGCAGCAGCCTCTTGTTCAAGACCGCTACGATATAATTTTTTATTGTGCCTACGCTGCAAGGCCATCACCTATGAAAACATAGTCAACTTGTGGTGGGTTTTTAGCCTTGGATACCCTTGAAGGTAGTGTCTTTAAACTATCCCAACACTTATGCTTGAAGCTACAAAACTTACATGCACTGTTAAGTACCAGGTTACCTGATTGCTTCTTAAAGTATGTCTCAGGTACAGGCTCAAAGCATCTTTTGAAAGGCTCATCTTTCTCTATGTAGTTTACCGTTTCTTGTATGTCCTGTATTACCTGCTCAGAGTCAACCTCCGAAGCACTGACATACTTAAACTCACCGTTGCCTTTGTTGACCACCCACCAACC